AACGACCTAGCTCCCAAATCGCCGAGTTGCCTCCAACCTCGAATAACTCAAGACCGCGACTGGTCATCCTTATCCGGTACATTGCGCCTCCCTTATCGACAGTTTCCTTCAAATCTTCCATAATCATCGATAAAATCGTTTGGCTGCGCTTGATATTGCGGACAAGTTTCTCTCGGGTATCCACAATATTCCCTACGGGGATTCCCCACGACATCGCATATTGCTTAATCCGCTCCGTCGCCGTTTGATTTCCTGGCATGAGGCGCTCGTCCTCTGATTTTGCAAGATAGATCGTTTTCTCATAAGCCGTAATATTGAGATGCTTGCGACCTGCATTGGAACTACGGCATTCCCATACAACGGCAGGATTCAATAGATTCTCTTTTTTCGTTTTACCAAAAGGTATACCTGCAATACGAATTTCCTGACCTGGAGTAATAATCGGCATATCGGGCGTAACGACTAGCTTAATGTTGGCACAGTAGGCAATCTCATTAAGCGACTCTTCCACTGAGAGACTCTCTACAAGCTCGCTCAGATCATACTTATTGGCAAATACAACCTCATAACTCATGGCATCACCAGCTTTTGACCAGGTCTGATTAAGTCCGGGTTACGCCCGATCACCTTCTTGTTGGCATTATAGATGTCCTGCCATTTCGAACTGCTTCCAAGCTCTCGCTTGGCAATCGCGGTCAGCGTGTCCCCCGACTTGACCACATATACTTTAGGCACTGGCTTTGTGTCAGGGCGGTTGGAAGCCCTTGACTTTTGCCCAATATTAATTCCCCGATAGGTGCGGAACGTAATGTCAAAATAGACATCGCCATCCTCTCCGCCTTTAAACGTCGAATCGTGTGCGGTGACATAAGCAGGCGTATTAATTATTGTCCCAGAAATTATCAATTGAATGGGCGTTTTCCTCATCAGGAGCGAGGTTAATCTGTTCATTGCAACCTGCGGATCCAGATGCTTTGTGGGATCGAACTGCTCCTTTAGATCCAGCCCCTCCTCTTCGCCTGCAGGATTCATTTGGCATCGGCAGTAGCTGCTATCATGCACTTTGGGAAAAAAAGAAGAGAAGGTAATTTCCTTCACCCTCTCCCCCTGAACAAGATCGATTTCTCCCAATGACAAAATCGTTGCCGTCTCAAACTGCCTCTCCCGTCGAATCCGTACCTCTTCAGGATTCACTGGAAAAATAAAATCCCCATCGATGGGGTCGCGGATAGTAAAGTCCATACTGGTTCACCTTCTTTCGAAACTAGACTAATACTGCGGACTTGTTTGTCATGGCTTGCTTCACAGCCAACGCAAATCTGTTGCCGACGTTCATCGATAGTTCGTCGTAGTTTATTTCAGTGCCTTGGATTGTAAGCTGAACAGCTCCTACTGGTAGATTTACGTTTATCGTTGAATTTTCTGAAGAACTTGGCACCAACAATGAAGAACTGCTTGAACTAGTTGTTGAATTTTTCGGATCTTTTGAGTAGCGAACTACTTGACCTGTGGATAAATAGCCATCTGCACCTGGTGCTATGTTAAATCTTTCGCCCTCAGAAAAAGAATCTCTCACTTGTTGTCTAATTTTTTTACGGAAATCAGCTTCTTCCTTTTTCTTTTCCATATAACCCATTAATAAGGAAAGCATAAAAAAGTCTGTTTTTCCTAATTTATCCTTATCTTTATTGAAAAACATATATGGAAGACTAAATGCTATTAATGGTAATGCTGATTCAGTTTTACCGAAAGCTTTGATAGGATCTTCTGCATATTCTCTTCCAACCTTTGCACCATATTCATAACCAGCAATTCCTCCAAGAGCTGTCCCACCTACTGGAAGAAGGGCAGTTCCGATAGCTTCCCCTACGATACTAAATATCAGGCTACCTATATATTCTCCAATCTTTCCTCTCCGTTCTTGAGCAGACTCTGTTGTCGCAATATCAACCCCACTTACGACTGCATCAACTGGCCTAAACAATTTTTCTAACAACTTATATCCGTACTTAAAAAGTTTTTCGTATTTAGGAACATCGGTAACATCAGGAACAATCCCTTTTTTAGTGTTTATCCAGTCCCGTAACTCCTTTGATGCACCCACAGAGTATAAGCCATATCCATTCATCGTCCACAGTTTATCAAACTCATTATTTTTTTTGGTAAGAGCATCTACCCAGTCGCTATCCCACTTAGATCGAAATTTAAAATTGGATCGCTCATCTTTAGAAGGAACATTTTCCTGAACTGGTGTACTTCTCATTCCTTTCAAATTTTCAGGCCTCAATAGATTGAATAATTCGGATCCTTTTTTAGGAATTTTCGTTATATCATCCTTAACAACCCTCAAAATACCACTTAAAATCTTGGAGCCATTTTTGACAAAATCAAGTGATAGAAGTTCCTTCGGTCCATTCCCAATAACCCCCATAACAGTCCTAAAACCATCTTCTATTTTCTTCAAACCTGGTAATCTGTCTGAGACATCTAGTTTTGAATTGGCCTCGGATACAGCTACTGATGACCCAAATATCTCCAATGATTGTCCCGCCATTCTATTAAACATTTCCTGAATCTTCTCAAGCTTGGGCGTGGCACGGTCAATCAACCCGATTATGGGAGCAGCCCGCATGCGACCAATTTTATCAATTTGGTTTTGAAGTCGTTCCAAATATTTATCCAGCGTCTTAAACTTTTGTTCCGTTCGTAACAAGCCGTCTGCATCAATCACAATCTCAGCTCGTTGTGTTGTCATCCTCTCACCTTCCTTTCCCTGCCAACATTTTGCTTTCGGCTTCCCACTCTAGCTCCATACTAGCCATCAGGAACAACTGCTCGCCGCGAGGCAGGTTCCAGAACTCTCCGGGGCGCAGGTGGTGGCGAACCCACAACGCATGAATCATGCCGGCGAGCGCCCCGGATCGGATTAGTTTTTTACATCTTCCAGTTCTGTATTAAAGCCGGACAAGTCAAGCACAACATCGCCCAGAGCTGAAAGCTCGCCCGCAAGCAAAATACGCTTGATTACTTCCTCGGCACTACTGGCCGAGAACTTGGTCAGAAGCTGCGGATTACCCCAGTTTGGACTCACGGTCGAAGCAGCAATGAGCGACACATTGAACATTTCCTCATCCATATGTGAGATTGTCTGCCCCCGCTTCTCCTTGCGCTCCGTACAGCGTTCGCGAATGCTGAACACTTGTTTGCCTGTCAGGCCACGCAGCTTAACCGGAATGTCCAGCCGCTCCAAGCGAACGGCACGTTCAGGAAGCGTATCTGCGCCCAGAAGGCGCTGCAAAATCTGTTCTTCCGTCAATTGTTCGAAAGACATGTTTTCGTTCCTCCTCTTCTTAATTGGCTACGATCGGATCAAGCAGACGATATCCTTCGAAGGTGAACGCAGTCTCCTCCGTCACTTCCTCGCCGGCCGTCCAGTTCGCCAGTTGAATTTTGTCAGGAACGCAGTTGATCAGCTCGATGCGTTCGAAGCCGTAAGACTCCGGATCGGACAGCTTGTTAATGATGTTAAACTTCACGAAGCCGCGGCTGATCATATCGCTGGTCAGCTTATAACCACTCATCGTCCCCGTGCCCTTCTTCGTGCCGAGCTTATGAACGGTCCATTCCTGTCCCGCCAGCTTCAGCTCGCGCTTCTCCACCTCGACGGAGGCTTCCAGCTTGTTGATGTTCGTCTGCCACACCCCGTCGATAAACACTTGCCCGTACGTACCCAAAATCGCTCTTGTCGGATCCATCATGTTCCTCGTTCCCCCTTATCGCACGATAAACGTGCTGAAAATTTGTTCCATAACGTCGGTCAGACGAGCTTCCCATTTCAGGAAAACCTGGTCCGGCTCCGGAGTAAACTCCGGATCGACGTATACGTCGTAACCATCGGATTCAATGACGCCGGCTTGCGCCAGCGACTGCATGTATTGCTTACAAGCGCTGATCAGCGCCAGACGGCCTTCCTCGGTGTTGTTCACCTTACCGATGTAGGAATCCTCTGCCGTACGCTGCAAGTCGGAGTTGATGCTGTCCATGACGCGAATCGTACGGATCTTTTTCCACGGATGGTTCTGGCCCTCGCGCAGCGTAACGAGACTGTTGATTCCCCGGAGCGCTTTAACGAGACGTCCGTCATGAACAAGCAAGAAAACGCCGCCGCGAACCGCCTGCTCCTGCTCCGCCCGCGTCCAGCGACGAGTAACGTCCTCGAATGGAGACGGCGCATAAGTGGTAGATTGGCTCAGGCCCTGGCCTGCAATCAAGCCGGCAACATATGCGGCAATTTGAGCGGAACTGTATGCTGTGTCGCCAAGCTTGGCGCCCGTACCGACATTTACGATTCCTTCATGGTTCAGCGAAGCGCTGCGAGCGATTGCTTTCGCGACTGCATCCGCCGCCGTATCGTCCGCCGCAGTGCCGCCGAGAACCGCAACAATGCCTTTGCCTTCATTGCGCAATCGGCTTACCCAAGCCGCAACGCTGGCGTGAAGAGAGGCGTCGGATACGCCATCTAGCGCGATCACATTAAACTCACGAGTCTCAAAAGCGGCCAGCGCATCCAAATAGTCAGCATTCGACACGCCGGAAATGCCGGAGTCGCCGCCACTCAGAGAAACACCAGAGACGTTAGCGAGCATACCGCTGCCCTCGGCCAGCTTCTCGGCTACGACCCACAGGTTGCCGGAATCGCCATTAATGGCGTCCGCCGCCGCTTGAATCGAATCGCCGTCAAATGTAAACGTGCGCAGAAGCGTCGTTCCTTCAAACAGCTTAAGATCCTTTTTCGCAGCATCGATCGCATTCGCTTGAACGGTTACCTTGAAGTCGTTGCCCCGAGCGCCCGAATACTTCGCCGTCAGCTTCAGCACATTCGCTGGGGTTCCAGCCGTATCGGCCAAAGTCAGTGCAGATGCAACCGCACTGCTTGCCGCCAAACGATAAGCGATGATCTTCTTCGCTCCGCCGAGCAGAGCCAATCGAAGGGTACGATACGCAGTTGCGCCGTCCGACTCCGATCGCGTGAATGCCTTCGCAGCATCGGCCTCGCTGGAAATCTCCACAAATTCATTCGCCGGGCCCCAATGCGCCCTCACCGGAACGATGGCCGTCCCCCTTGCCCCCGGTTGAATCGCAGCTGCCGCAGCAGCTTGAAAAGTCATATAAAATCCCGGCAATACCGGTTTGTCCGTCGCGCTCCATGTTCCTCCCGCCATGTTACAGCACCTTCCCTTTCAGAAATTGTCCGACCAAGCGTCTCGCTTCGTCGACGGTAAATTCGTTTTTACCTGCAGAGTGCAGCGCCCCGATTACAACCTCAGGCTTAGCCTGAAACAGCTCGACTGCATGATGAATCAGTTCGTCCCGGGAATAAACCGCCTCGGGGTTCTTCTTGTTTGCCATCTGTGTACCACCTCGTTTATGAATTTGGATTCGGCTGAATCCTGACTTCCCGCATCAGCGGGCCTTGTTCGGCATAGCGTTCGATTTTGCGCGAGAAGGTGGCGTAAATCTGCCCCTCGGTCACCGCATCCCGCGTCAGATCGACGTTCGGCGCGCTTACGGTCAAGAACCGGCGCTCAAGCGGATTAAGCGGAATTTTTACAGCCTCGCTCAAGCTTTGCGTCAGGGCGGCGACCGTCGTCGTCTGCTCGTTCAGCGATCGACCAACCACGTGCCCGATCGCTTTCTTGCGCACTTCTACCGTAGAAACCCTGGAGCCCGCAACCGTCTCGAAGCTATCCCATCTCCAGAGGACGGAAGGACGCGTATAGTTCGCCGGCCACTGGTTGCCGTACGCCTGCCATTCTGGATCTCCCAACGTACTTAGCGTCCAGTCGCACAAAGCGTCCAACCAATCGTCCTGCACGGTCTCCTCGGCGGCTCGGGCTCCGATTACCAAGAACCGAAGCCCCCGAGTGATTACATCCCGATCGGCATCAACCTTATCCGCGCCGACTGTGCCTTCATAGCGGCATGTGAACTCGACCTGCGATACGGGATCGACAAGAGCCTGCCCGTCCAACGCTTCAACAATCAGATTCGCCAGCTCGTCCACATCGGCAAAATCGGACTGCTGCGAAACGCTCGGCCAGCATTCGAACAAAGCGCTGTACCCCGTCCAGTCGGTATCCGTCGACTCGGTTCCTTGGATGAGAAGAATGTAAGGCTTGTCCAAGGTCGCCGCCGATTCGTGGGCTTCGTAGATGCGCCCTCCGATGGTTGGAATCTGCTGACTCAGCCGCTCTCGAATGCCGGCCCTCATGTGAGTACCTCACGGCTGTCGAAAGATGAGATCATGGCCATGTTTTCAACCTCCTGGTCTTTCAAAATGTTCCTCTCATCTATAGGTGGCAATCGTACGACAAGCTTTCTATCCGACGAGAATGTGGATGCTGTCGATGTTGCCGTCGACCTTGCGTTGAGCGCGGATGATGTAGGTGCCGACGCTCGATTTGCTGATGTTCAGCATAGCGGCGATCTCCGAATGGGAGAAGGTTTCACCGCGGGCTAAGGTGTAGCAGCTGCGCTCGCGTTCGGTCAATCCTCGAAGGGCGGCTTCGAGGCGAAATCGCTCGGCCTCGTCGGAGGGACGCTCCGCCTCCGCTCTCTCCCATAATGAAGCGGAGGGCAGACGGGCCGGATCGGTCGGCACTTCGCGCTGGGCGCCGGACCGCCTTTCGATGCCCCGCCGGTTGCCCGGCCTTCTTCCCGTCTCCAGCCACTCGATTACATAGGAGCAACTCGCGATCATTTCCATTACTAAACCGCGATCCCGATCCAAATCCAGCAGCGCGTTCATCTCGTCCATCGTCCGAATTGGCTCCATTCGTGCAATGCGCACGGTCAGTTCGTCCGCTTGGCGAAGCAGTTGGCGCCTCGTCTCTACGTAATTCTCCAAAGTCGCCGCTCCAAGATTCGTAATACGGTTGCTTTTCATAGAATCACTCCCTTTATGATTTTGCCAAATTGGCAAACTAAAAAGATAAAGAATTTCTAACTGTCGCTTCCAATTGTATCTCTC